AATAAACGCTAAGCAGAAGTATCCGCATTTATCGCTTTTTGTATCTTGAATATGTCTATTACTTTGCGCTATAGGTTTAAAAGGCATTAAAAACTTATTAACATCTATAGGCATCGGCATTCCAAAGGGGTCAAAATAACAACACTTTTTATTACTAAAAATCTTACAGCAGACCCAGTGGGTTCCTTCGCCATCTTCGTAATCTTGTAAGTTAATTATATATGAACCAGCAACTCTTTCATTAGGCATCATATTTTTACTAAAAACCCCAATTAAATCATAGTCTTCTTTTTCAGCATAATCCTCTAAATCAAAATTAGTTAGCATTCCTCTTTTAAGAAAAGAGGAGAAAAAAAAATATATATAATATTGTATTACATATAATTTAATATTTTGCTCTACTTTTTTTTTAAAAGTAGAAAACAAACACCTTCAGGTAAAGATTTATTAAAAGTTGATTTGTAACTATTAACTTCAACATCGGGGTCAATCCAAACTGGCGTATCATCTATCTTAGTAAGTAATTCAGTTTTAATATAGTAATGTTCTTTATAATCAGTATAACCTCTATTAGAAGTTCCACCCATTCGTTTTTGACTATCACCACCATTTAATTCGTAGTTTTCTTTAGTTAATTCCCAAACATACAAACCTTCTTTAAAAGCAAACCAAAAATACATTTTATAATTAGAATTTCCTTGTTTATAGAAGTCTAATTTATTAAATCCTTCAGTTATTTTGTTATATCCAACCATAGTTTCATTAAAAGTATCATAATTTAAGTTTCTACTCTTCAATTCCCCGCAATAGTTTTCACCAATAAAATCAATTCTACTATACTTATAAGTAGTTTTAAATACAGTTCCATATATCCCATTAATAATTGGTTTATAGAGTTTTTCATTCATATCTCCCATATTCGCATATCCTTTGTCTAATTTTGAAATACTTTTCATTATAATATATTAGATAATTAATTCTTTATATTATAATAATACAAATATATATTATATATCGTTTTTTCCTAAATTATTTTTTAATAATTTCATTTTTTCTCTATATAATCTTTTACGCTCTAATTCTTTCTCAATATTTTTATAATAATAAGACTTACTACGCTCGTTTTCTTTTTCTTTATTATTATTGTAATAATTTCTACTTCTTTCTCTTTCTTTTATAATATTTTCATCATATCTTTTCTTATCATATTCTTTCTTTTTCTGCTTTTTATCTTTTTCAGTTTCCATATTATACAGAATATCATAATATCTTTATATAGTTTTTCCATAAAGATATTATTTTATATACCTTTGGAAAGGTATAACCAAACATTAGAGTATGGGGTCGTAGGGGAACGACGAGTTCCCTACTTATTTTATTTTTTTAACTTCTTCTAAAAGTTGTTTCAATTGTAAGGAAGAATTCATAATATTAGATAGAAGTTTCGTATGCTTATCTACCTTTTTATTTTTGAGTTTTGTTTTTTCTTTTTCGTTTGTTCCGTTCTTTAATGAGTTAAATAGGTTATTATAGTCTTGTTGTAAATCATCTATAAGTCTTTGTAAATATGCCTCATCAATTCTATTAAAGTTCATTTACATAAGAAAAGAAAAAAGTTTAACCCGATGGGACGAAACTTCCACCCATACGACCAGCGGGATAGAAACTTCCACCTCTCATCATACCATTATCTCTAAACCCTGTAAGTTGGGGACTTCCAGCAATAAACGGGGACATAGCAGGACTATTAATTCGTTGAAATGGACTTCCAGTTTGAATAGGTAATCCTAAATCGGGAGCAGATGTAACTACTCTATTATCAGCAACTTTAAAACCTTCAATAGAACCACCACTTCTAATATATCGCATCGCTTGGTCGTAAGGTTGAGTATTGTAAGGCATAGCACCACCCATTCGCAATCCACCTCTAACTCGTCTTGGAATACCATACCCCATCATAACATTACTGGTAGGATAATTAAGTTCTTCCAACTTAGAATTACCATAGTCATAAATAAGTTCTTTAGCGTTAGGATATTTTCCCGCTAATGCGCTTTCTAAAACCCGCTTTTCATTACCAGAAAAATTATTATCAACATAGTCATCAACTAATTCAATACCAAGTTGTTTTGCTTCTGGACCTAAAGATTTAACAGTTTTCTTAACCGAAGAAGTATCAATTGCTTTATTACCGGCAGTAACAGCAACTTTCTCAAAGGCAGCACCCGCCATAGGATTTCCAGTATAAGCAGTCAAAGCGTCCCCTCCAACTTTCGCTGCCTCCTTAAGTAATGCTTTTCCTGCGGATTTCACCATTTTTTTAGAAATACCCACTTTAGATAATTTCTTATACATTCCGTAACCTTTTCGCTCTGCTGCTTCGCTAATATATTTTCCCGCTATTGCCCCAGTTGTAGAACCTAATGCTGCTCCTAAAGGACCTGGTAAAAGCGCCTCCCCAAGAACTCCAGTTGCCGCTGGTAAAACCATAGTAGCGCCAATATCAATTAAGTCTTTCGCCATTTGCTTTCCAACGCCACTATCTCGTATCTCTCTATTAAACCCTCGTTTAGTAACACCCGCAACATAATTGGTTCCATCAATACCTTCTTGAACTCCACCTAAATATCCCTTAACTGCCTTTTTGCTGGCGTTTCTAATTGCTCTATTAATTTCAGCGGAAGATTTTACTTTTCCACCTTCAATCATAACGACCTCTTCATTCGGCATAACGGCAAGTCTATACCCTTTACCTTTTCCAAAACTTCCCATCATTTTCTTTGCCTTACCTCTTCCCATTTTAATTCTATAAGGGGCATCATCGGGACTAATTATATTATGAGGTTTAACATTAATAGCACCCCCTTTCATCAATTTTCGCATTTGCGGTTTAGATATTCCAGAAACTCCTACTTCAACTTTATCCATAGTTATAAATATTGATTAGAAAAAAATATTTATAATTTACGCCTAAATAACTCTAAATACATATAGTTTTCTTATACATATTCATATAGAAAATTTATATAATTTTTAAGTTTTTCCACTTTTAAAAAAGTGGAGCAAAATATATTAAAATGTTTGGTTATACCTTTTCAAAGGTATATTTAAATTCTGGCGCCAGTTCTCAAATCAATAGTAATTTCGCGTTCAAACTCAACAAAGACCATTAAGTCAACCGAAGCATTTGCTAACCCTGCCAAACCCGCAGTTGATTTAATAATTCCTTGAATTTGGATTGCCTTAGCAACACCTTCTTCACTTGGTAGAGAACGAGAGCAATTACCATAGTAGTATCTGTATAGAGATTGGAAATCCTTTTTAGACACCAACCCTGATGCGAGTGATGTAGTAAGACTACCGTTCAATTGATTAGCAGAAACCAATTGCTCGTAAAAAGTCTCATAATCGTATTGAAGTTGATTAATAAACAAATTCTTACCTGACACTTGGATTTGGAAGTTTTGGATAATAAGAGGGTCTGGAGATGAAGGAGTTGAAGCAAAAGGAGAAAGAATAGATGAAGACCTTACAGCACCAGCAGCAGCAGTTCCATTAGTAGAAGCATTTAAAAGAGGAAGAACCAATACCGAACGGATATTAGGAATACCATTTGTCACCAGAATATTAAAAGGAGAATTGATTGCTTGAGAAGGAAATGAAAATTGGAAAATATCATTATATACCACTCGCTTAGATGGTGTAAGCGAAAGTAACCTTTGTTCGCTCAACGGACTAAGAGTATATGCTGGCGCATACAATCTAACTGAAGTAATAGGACAAGAAACAGGAACTCCCATTTGAGCGAACTGAGTTCTAACAATAGAAACTGAAACATTAACAACAGCAACAACAGCAGCGGCGGCGTCACTTGTTAAAGGAGTAAGAACTGAAGAACCTTGACCCAAAGCATTAGACGAATACATAACTGGATTTGTTCCACCCCCACCCAAAATAACTGGAGAAGCAGTAAGAGAGAGAATAGGTTGATTTAACAAAAACCCAGTAGCAGCAGCATAACGAGCGGCGGTTTGAGTAACTTGAAAGTAGCACTGATTAGTATTGATATACAATCTCATAGTAGAACCTTTCAACATAGGGCACTTTTGGAAAAAGTCGGCAATATCCTTAAGTCTTATAACGGCATCAATAGCAAAAGAACGAACACCAACAGCAGCATTAGAAAAAGTCCTAAATACTTCACTACAATTACCAGCGTCCATTAAAAACCCTTGATTAGAAGATAAAACATTATCAGTTCTGGAAACTGGGTCATAGTTAATATCAGTTTGTCTTTTAAAAAGACCTTCATTCCAAGACTGATATAGAGATACTGATGCTTGAGTTGCTTGAGTAGAATTATTATATGCGGCAATATGCGTAATATCTGGACCAGTAACAAAATCAGCACCTACCGCTAAAGTAATAGCAACATAAGGAGCATTTCGGTTATTTGTAAGACCAGACCCAGAACCACCAAGCGCTATATTATTAGCAGGGGGGACTTCAAGATACGCCCAACTACGGGAACTATCAGGAGCAAAACCGCAAACAGTTCCCCAATCAGTAAGGTCATCTTTAGACCAAGATGTAATATTCTTAAAGGAACAAAAAACATTCATAAAGGGAACTTGCTGTATAATATTTCCGTTGTTAAATTCTACACTTAAAGAGTGAAGCATATTCCAGTAACCAGACTTTAATGCTGCTACAAAATCGCAGGCAGAAGTAGCAGTTAGAGCAGCAGTAGGACTTTCAAACTGAAGAACAAGGGGCATCAAAATAAATGCTTCACTCCAGTTAATATAAGAACCAGAATTTGCTAAAGGTGTAGTATCCAAAACTACTTGAGATGAATAACTACCGTTGTTATTATCATTTACATATAACCACTGTTTATCAACAAATTCACTTGACGAGACTTCGCTATTTACGGTTTCTTCAAAGACAATACTATCCATTATAAATAGAGTTTAGAAAAAAATATTTATAATTAACGCTTAAACTTTTAATTCACCCTTTTAAAAAAAGGGCGACCCCAAAAAATTCCCTAAAGTTTAGTATGGGGTCATAGGGGAACGACGAGTTCCCTTAGTCAAAGGTAATATATTTCTTAGGAACATTTGCCTTCTTAATTCTTACATTCTGTAATACTCTTGATGGTTTAACAACTCCTAAATCTGTATCATATACTTCATTTGTAATTCCATTACCCATAACTCTTCTATGAGGTTTTGCTACAATCTTACCACCGCAAGAGCAATTACCTTTACTCATTCCGCCACCAGCGCCACTTGTAGTTTTTCTTAGATGATGAATTAGCATATAATATACTTTTAGAAAAAAATACTATATAAAATACCTAAAGTCTATACCTTTGAAAAGGTATAACCAAACTTTTAGAGTATGGGGTCATAGGGGAACGACGAGTTCCCTATAGTCCTAAATTATCAGTAGGTTCGCTAATAATCAATTGTATAATCATATTAGGGTCAAGAATAGCAACTGGTCTAAAGTTTTGGTCTATAAAACTTACTTGGAAACGACTATATTGCGCTTCTAAACAATCAATAAATACAAGTTGGTTAGGGGCAACTGTAAATTGCTGACCTATAGTTCCTTGAGGAGCAAAACTATAAATTAAATTATTAGGAACTGCGTAGTTATTATTTATTAAAGAACAAGTCAATATGAAACTGCTTAATGGACTAACTTGGGGAACAATTGTAGATAAAAATTGTTGGTCGGTTGTAAATGCTGGAGTTTGAGTTTGCGCTGGAGGAATGCCTGCTATAACGGCATTAGGAAATGTTCCAGGAGCAAAACCTATCACTAAACCAAAGTTACTTGTTGCGGAAGGTGGAACAACCAATTCAGGAACTATAAAATTATTTGGTAAAACCCAAGTTGGAGCAGCAGGTAAAACCCATACATTCGCAGCAGCAACGGCAACACTAATACCAAAACAATTCAACTCAACTGAATATAATGTAGGATTTATACCTAAAGTCATTAGATAAACAAAATCACCCGTAGAGGATACTAAATAATGTCCGTTTTGAACCATAACAAAATGTAAGTAATTATTTAAAGTAGATATTTCATAAAAACCATCAGGCACTAAGACGACATTTGTAGTTCCATCAACCCAAACATAACTAAAAGTATTATTTCTATTTGCTTGAGTTATATTAAAAGTAGAGTAATACATTTGTAATGATGCTAATGCTACTTTTTGTCCTTTTCTTAAGTTAATATTACCACCAGCAAACTCATAAGATAAAACGGAATTATTAGTTCCTTCAACTATATTACTTGAATTTAAAATTAATGTCCTCATTATATATTACAGGGGGAAAAATATTTTCCCCCTTACCCCCATTTTATTATATTTTTGCTAAACTTTTTTTAAAAGTTTATATAGAAAGTTCCATTAATAGTTCTACACCTTGAGTTTTGCGTATTCTTCCATCATTCATCATCTTAACTACCAATTTGCGTAATTCGCTTATGACTTTTGCGTTGTTATTACCCGCTAAATATTCACCCCTTAATAATTCAAATCGCTTACTTTCTTCTTCATCTGTAGAAGTTGTAGTTCTCTTTAATCCTAAAGAATTCCATACACCAGCACCAATACTCATCTCTTCAAAGTATTTGCGTTCATCAGTAGGTATTTGCGTATAAACTCTACCATTTGGTTTTCCGTTTTCCAATAAGTCTAATATAAAGTCTCTAAATACATCGCTTACTGGAATTGGTTTAAATTTTGGAATTTGTCCTAAACTTTTATATTTTACATTCAATAAGTCTTGTTGTTCCAATTGCGGTATATGGATTGCGTATTTGCCGTATTCTTTGTAAGATGGGGTTTGTTTAACTGCTATTCCTCGTCCAACTTTCATTCCCTTACCTTCTTTCTTTTTTGGAACATTTATACTAAAATACTCACCTAAACTTGAAAAACTTGGAATAGAAGAACTTTCGCCAGTAGTATATGAAGACATAGATGCGGTAGTTGAAGCAGGTAAACTTTCTTTTTCACTTTCAGTAAAACTTGTATTTTTTTCTAACCAAAATTTCCATAATTTATCAGCATCAGGAAGACTTAAAGCGTTTATTTCAGTAGCATTAGTATCTTTTGGTAAAGTGTCACCAGCATCTAATCTATTACGAAGAAACTTTCTTTTACCTGTTAATTTTAAATTATTCCAAGATACTTCATCTAATATCATACTTCCGTCCCAATCTTCTTTTCCCCTAATACCTTTTGGTATTGTTTTTATTTCTTCTATAATTTCACTTTGGGCGGTTCCAACATCTCTAACTTCTCTTAATACACTATCCATTTTGCGTTTAAAATCATTAGGGATACTATCCGCTAAAGCAGTTAAATTTGTCATAATTTCTCTATCACCTCTATCTACTTGTCGTATTAAATTATCTACTTGGTCTCTTGTTGGTAAATCAGCAGTTATAGTATTAATTCTTTGTAAAATTCTTTGAGTTCCAGCAATATTTAAGTTTTGTATTCTACCATAATCATTTTGATTTGGTAATGCGTTTTCTAATAAATCAATTCTTTCTAAAATGGGATTTAGAAGATTTCTATTCGCTGAGTTTCTACCAATATCAATTAATCTAAATCTCAATTCTCTCATTTGGTCTTGAGTTGGTAATACTTGCCTAATTTCCGCTACAGAGTTAATTAAAGCATTAATACTTCTACTTGAATTTCCAATATTTAATCCTCTACTTGCTAATAGTTCTTGAGTATATTGTCGTAAGTATTCAACAAAAAAAGCAGGAGTAAGTAGTTTAACATTAAATCTTGCCTTAATATCTGCTTCAATAGCAGGAAAATTAGAGTTAAAAGAACCAAAATTTAAATTAGCATCTCTTCTAATAGCAGTTATAATTTCTGCTGCTTCTTGCGGTCTAAATCCTACTCTTTCTAAATTACTTCTTGCGGTTGCTTCTTGCGAAGCGTCATCTGCTAATAGTTCATCAGGAGATAATGATTGTCTTGGAGTTAATTGCGGGACTTCGCCCATTTTAATTGCTTTTCTTGCTGCGGATATGTTTGCGTCATTAGACACTTGTAAGGCAATCAATTCGTCTTGAGTAAGTTTTCCCTTAATGTAATCACTCGCTTTACTTCTTGGAGGTAATGTATAGTTAGACATATATATTATACAAAAAGATAATTATTTTTGTAAAATACTCTAAATTTACCACTTTTCTAAAAGGATTGTTTTAATTTCATCTTTATTTTATATTGTTTATTATACTCTTTAGTTTTCTCTTTATTTTGCTCTCTATATTGCTTTTGGTATTCTTTTGTTTTGTCAGCATTTTCAATTACATACGACTTACATTTTTCTAATATTCGTTCCTTATTATTCTCATACCATTCTTTTTTGTATTCTTTTTTATCTTTATTAGCATTATTTTTATTAATACAATTAATATTTTCTATCCAATATTGCTCTCTAATTTTAAGTTCATCAGTTTCTTCTATAACTTCAAATATATAATCATTATTTTTAAGAATTTCAAATGAAGATGTATAACCTTTTATTGAACCGCCTTTTAGATATGATTTGTATAATCGTTTATGTTGTTGTTCTCGTAATTTAGCAGTTTGTTTAGATGAACCAATATATACATTATTATTTGTTTTGTCTGTTATTTTATATATAATTCCCATATTATTATATATATATATAAAATGTCTTTAAATCAAAATTCTTCTAATATATATTTTTATCAAAATTTTTCCTCATCTAAAACATATATCTCTGAGAAATTCTTTCTAAATCGCTCATCTTTTTCTCCTTCTAAATCTATCAATAGAAAATCTTGTTTAGACTGCGTAGCATCATCATAAATCTTTTTCAATTGTTTTTTATCAATCCCTAAACTACACTCTCTACATATCATAGTAAGGTTTTTCATACTGGATACTTGCTTTATAATTAGATACGAAATATTATCTCTTATTAACTTTGGAACAGCATAAAAGGATTGCGATATATATATGATACTTGCGTTTTTCTTACGGGCTCTTATGAAATAGTCTGCTATAGGACGCTGGGCTTTGGCGCTTTCATTCACTAAATCATCTAATACTATAAGATTGTTTTGGGTTTTGTCTAAACTATCAACATCAGGTAATTCACTAATACCTTCTTTAATAGTTAGTCCATCTTCTCCTAACTTATCTTCTAAAAATTCGTATAAAGGTTCCGCTTTACACTTAGTTACGATAAATATTTTTTCAAAAGTATTTGGCATATTGTATAAAAGGTTTAAAAGTGTCTGGGTTTTTCCCGAACCAGAATTCCCTGCTATTATCATACGAAAAGGTAGTTTTATATGGTGTCTATCATAATGGGGATTATGGGACTTTAGTAAATATTTTTTTGGCATTTTCTTATACCAATCAACTATTTCAGGTTTATTAGACATATTATTATATATATATAGAAAAAGTTATTTATTATACTTTATTTTCTAAAAGTATAGTATAATGTCTGTTAATCAACCCCCTAATCCAAATGTCGCAACTTTTAATAATTTGTATTGGATTTCTGCTGATACTGGTTTAACTACTGCTACTGGAGATTTACGATACTTAAAATGGCCTGTCGCTCAAGGGACGGAAAATTTACAAACTACAAATGTTAATGGTGTTTTAACTTGTAATGACGATTTAGTAATTAACAATCAAACTTTAGAAATAGATGGAGTGGCAGGACAAATAAGATATGCTGATAATAAAGTTCAAAATACCGCTTATACTGGTGGAACTGCTGGGGCATATACAAATACAAATATGACGATAGATGCTAATGGAAAGATTAGTGCTATTTCTAATGGTGCTGCCCCGCCAGCAAATTTATTACCATTAAATAATACTTGGACTGGAACTCAATTATGGAGTAATACAACAATAGGTTCTTTACAATCTAACGCCACTCAACCACCAGGAACCGATAATTCTAACTATATTCCTACTACCTCTTGGGTTCAATCTGCTCTTGGTGCTGGAGGTGCTTATACAACTGTTACATTTGAATTAAGTGCTGATACAGCGGGACAAATTGCTTATACAATGCCGTTAAATGCGACTTCATATAATTTAATTATGGTTAGTTTTGGAGGTAATGCTGGAACTAATACTGATAATGGTGCTGGGACTTCTTATATGGGCGGAAGTGGCGGAGCGGGGCAATATGTAAGATTTTTAAATAATACTATTGAAACAAGTAGAAATTATTGTTATAGATTTACAAAAGGAACTGGTGCTACATCAACAAATACTATTGGAGTTATTTGGTATAAAGGAACAGCGGGAGTTCAAGGAGATAAATTAGTTCAAGTGTATAATGGTAATAATGGAACAAATGCGGTTGGAACTACACCTGGAGTTGCTGGAACTGCTGGTAGTGGAATATATAAACCAACCGGAACTACTATAATTTCTCCAAGCAATCTTACTGCTGGTAATAATGGTAATAATGGAACTGCTACACCAACTGCTACGCCTACAATTCCTTTAGGAGGAACTATACCTCTTGTTGGATATACTACTCAAGGTGAAGTCGGTGTAGGACAACGAACCGGAGGCGGAGGAGGAATAGCGGCATCTGGACCAACAAAGGCAACAATTATATTACAGATTTTTTCGTAATTTTTTTTATAAAAGTATAATATATAAATGTCTGTAATTCAACCAAATACAAGTTATAATATTTTAGAAAATACAATTAGTCAAAATGCTATTAAATATGTTGATAGTTTAGATAATGCTGCCGTAGATAAGATTATAAGTATTGCTTCAACTGGTTTATCTTTAAAACGAGACTTACTAACAACCGCAGTAGAAACTATAATAACGCCTTTAGACATAACTGATGTTAATACTGGAAATGTTATTACTATAGCGAGATTATGTTATTTACCTACTGGTTTAGGAGCATTAACTATTCCTACAGATGGAACAACTTGTAACTTTAATGACGCAATACAACTTCAAGATTATAATGCGACACCATCACCTCCACCAACTCATAGCGAAGTGAAAATTGGTTCAAATCCATCAACTCTATTTGGAATGAATATTGATACTACAACTGGAAACCCTTTTACCATTACTGGAAATACTGGATTAACTGCGAATATTACCGATGATATTAGTTTAACTTCAGTTACTAAAAGTATTACTTTGACTGCTGAAGATAATATTAGTCTTGTTAGTTCAGCATTAGGAGATATTAATTTAGACGCACCCAATATTGATAGTTTTGGTTACGCTATGCCTATTTGCTTTGAAGTAAGAGAAAGTGGAACTATTAACTATGGAGGAGGACAGACTTTAACTAATGCTTTTATTACAAATGTAAATATTCCACCTCAGTTTATAGTTGATAGTCCAGTAAGCGGTTATACTTCTAACATATGGCGTATTGGTTTTACTATACAAACTTGGAATGCTGGAGGACAAAATAATTCAACTGATAAAGCATTAGCATATTATATTGATTTCAACGACCAAGCATCAACTATTTATACTCCTTTTCTTTTTGATGCGAATACTCCATATTGTAAGCATAATAATAATTCCACTTGGACTGGTAGTGGTTCGTTAAGTGAATTTCAATCCCATACTTGGACTGATTATATTGATTTCTCTGGTCTTGCTACAACTGGAAGCGGTAATTTACCATTAAAACTTAATCTATTTATAGCAACTGATAATCCTAAAGATTTTACATTTAAGTTTGTATGTAGTTTAACAAGAACAAATTTATTACCTTAATTCCGTATTTTCTAAAAATTAAAATCTTTTTATAATATATAATGCCAGCGCCAGTATCTGTAACTATTAACTCAAAAGTTTATTCAATCCCAATTTTAACTGGTGATATGGATAATGTAGTTCAACAAATGGTTCAACAAAAAGATGCGGTTAATAGAAGTCGTCAAAGAATGAATGATGCGAAAGTAGAATATGATAATAGTTGTAATGCTTTATTATTAATGTATATCCAGCAAACAGGTCAATATCCTTCATAATTTAGAAAAAATAAAAACATATAATATTCCATATTTAGAAGTCTTTGTTGTAATTCTTCTTCCGTAAGTATTTTCATAATAATAAAAGTTATGTTTGTTTATTATTATTTTTTATAAAAAGATATAATATAATGTTAAGCGAGGTGTTCTGGGTTGCTTTTGTCACCACTATTACTGGTATGATTATTAAATTAGCATCTATGGCATACAAAAGTAAGTGTAAAGAGTTTGAATTATGTTGTCTTAAAGTTAAAAGAGATGTTGATTTAGAAGAAAGAGAACGGGAGTTTGAACTTACTCATAAACAAAATAGTAGTTTAGACGAAAAATAATTCTAAAGTTATATATAATATGCCTTATAACTTTAGAAAGTTACCTAACCAAAACTTATACAGAGTTTATAATAGTAAAACTAAAGAGATACATTCTTACGGAACTACATTAGAAAACGCTAAAAAACAAATTAAACTTTTAAATATGATAGATGCTGGAGTTCCATTAAAAAAAGGTAATGGTATTAAAAATCCAATACTTTTAGAAATGTTTAAAGGGACTGGTTCTGTTGGAAAACAAGCAAAAAAAATGGGATTTCAGGTTACAAGTTTAGATTTTGACCCTATTTATACTCCTGATATTGAAACTGATATATTAGACTGGGATTATAAAAAGTATTCTAATGAAAATAATTATATTCCAGATATGATATGGTCTTCTCCACCTTGTAATACTTATAGTCCTATGGTTTATAGGTTAAAAGAAAGAGATGTAGAAACTGCGAAACCTTTAAGCGATAGAGCAAAATTAGGAACTAAAATACTTTATAAAACTCTTGAAATTATTGAATACTTTTTAAAGAAAAATCCAAAATTATTGTTTATTATTGAAAATCCAAGAGGAATGATGAGAAAAGATAAAGAAATGAAAAAATTAGCAAGAGAAACAACGCTTTATTGCTTATATGGCGACTTTAAAAGAAAACCTACTGATTTTTGGAATAATTTTCCAAATGGATTAGGAATAGACCAAGAAACTAAAGAATGTCCGGGTAAAGTTATACCAGTCCAAAATTTAAGAACTATTGAAGAAAGATATAGTATGCCTGCTAAACTGATTAAACATTTCTTAGAAGAATTTAAACAACAATATAGCGTAAAATCAGGCGGTTCTATTGAAACTGACAAATTTGATGAAAATGGTATTGTTTCTTTACCTGAATTTAGAAGTGTTAATATTAATTTACCTACCTATATGTATAAAAGACTTCCCGATATTAAAGGAAAACCCCCCGCATATAGATACAGATTAGTTATACCAATTACATCATCTCGTAATCTAAGTTCAAGAAAAAAAGAAACTTCGTTAATTATTAACCAAAAACCAGTTTCTAAACCTATAGTTGATATTATTGAAAATCAAGATGAACCAAATATAAATGATTTTTCACCAGCAGATAGACGAAAAATACAAACTTATTACAATAAAGTAAAAGAAAATGAAAGAAGAAATCCTAATGAAATAGATAAAGACGAATATACTATTGTAGAAAGAGGAAGACCTTTACCCTGCGAAAATTATAAGCAAATTAACAGAGCGAGAAATCCTAAAAAAGTAGAACTTATTATTGAAGAAGAACCTAAAAAAAGTAAAAATTTAGGTAAAGAAGTTAAAAATTTAGTTAAAGAGAGTAAAAATTTAGGTAAAGAGAGTAGTTTTTTAGAAAATTTACAAGAACAACTAAAAGATAAACCTAAACAAACTAATAAACCTGAAGTTGTTGCGAGAAGATTTGATATTTATGGTAGAGAAATAGAAGAACAAAAAGAAGAACCTAAACCAATATTAAGCGATGATGAACGACGAGAACAAGAATTTAAAAAATTAAGGAGACGAGATGAAATAATAGCAGAACAAAAAGAAAGAAAAAAAGTAAGAGAGAAATTATTAGATATGAGACGAAAATTGGATAAATTACCTGAAGGTGAAGAAAAAACAAAATTACAAATTGAATTTGATAATTTAAAAGAAGGAAAAGGGTTATTAAGCAAAAATAAAATATTTAGTAATAATAATAAGAAAATGGCGAACCCTTGGATTGAGTATGTTAAGTCTTATGCTTCTAAAAACGGAATGTCTTATAGAGATGCTTTACGGTGTCCTAAATGTAAAGCGGGATACAAAAAGGGCGGTAAAGTTGGAATGGGTGTAGTTGATGAAATTGGTAATCAAGACCTTTTAGCAGAAATGTATAATGATAGTGAATTGGGCGCTAATGCTGGAAAAAAGTATATTAGTCTTTAAATCTACTTTTTAGAAAAGTAGAGCAAAAAGGATATAAAGATATTGTATTATTAACTATTATAATGGAAACTATAATAATTAATA